GGCTGTTTCCTCCGGATTCACCCAATAATGTAGTTCTATAAGCTGAACCATCTAAATTCATCATTTCTGCACCATTATCAGGCATCAATTTCAATTGAGAACCAACAGATAATATTCTAGTATACTTGTGTGAACCTGTTGAATAACTATCACCAACTCTTATTTCTCCTATACTATCTGTTGAAAAGAAATTAGCTACAAGATTTGTATCTGATGCATTAACGTGTAATCTAGCTCCGTTGACGGTAGCTGCTTCACC